TCAGGTGTAAACCCATAAAAAGCCATAGCAGCTTTCATTGTTCCAGGGCCAAACGCTCCATCAGCAGTTACCCCAATTTTTTCTTGTAATTTACTCAGACTCATTTTCTTCGTTTTTGTTAGTTTTAATAATATTAGTAATTTTTTCTGTTGCAGCAATTCCAAATGAACCTAATACAAGCACTTCAAATGCTGTAAATATAAATTCATTTACAATCAGCTCTTTGCCTAAATATCCTGTAACAATATCTACAATTGCAAATGAGCACATCATAATAAAAGCTAAAAATCCAATTAAAGATTTTTCATTAATAGAATTATCATCACTAAACATTTCTCTAAAAAATTTCATAGTTTTATTTTTTAAGTTTTTGTAGTTTTAATTTATTTATAAGGAACATAACTTGTTTTACCGTTAACTTTTATGGCTTTAAGTATTTGTTTTCTTTGTTTACCAGTTGATTCATAAGAAACATGAACCCAATCAGGATTTTTATCTGTTCCAAATTCCCAAATCATTTGGTCAAAATTCAAGTTGTCTTTAATGAATTGGAATACTTGAGCATTAGTAACTCCGCTTGAGCTACCATCCATATCAATATCAATTGCTTCACCTTGGCAATGTTGTGAGGTTAAACTCCCACCAATAGCTTGGTTTAAAGCTTTGCTTCTATATCCACTAGATATAAAAATAGGAACATTAAAATGCTCTCTAATAGGCTCGAATATTTTTTCAGCCAATAATTTAAAGTTTTCAATATGCTCAGGAGTAGGTATGTTGCTAACTCCATTTCTTTTTGCAGTTTCTGATCTTGTAACTTCCGCTAGATCTAAATGTTTTGATAATTTCATAATTTTATTTTTTTATAGTTTTTTTTATTTCTTGTGTTCTCATTAAAACTTCTTTTAGGGTTGTCCAAATAGAAAATCCAAATATAGATTTAATATTTTCATCTATACTTTTTGCTTCAACAAAACATAAAGAGAGTGTTATAAATTTAGTTAATAAATAATTGTTTTGATAATGTACTTTTGTAAACTCATTTATTAAGTTATAGTCTATTATAAAAAATGTTATTACTGTTAATTGGTAAAGTAAAAATTTACTTATAATAACACTTGCTTTTCTTGAAGTAACAGATTCCCATCCTTCATTTTTAATAGCCTTTGTAATGCCTAATATAGTGTCTAAAATAATCATAGCTCCGACAGCTAATAATAATCCTGCTATAGGAGAAAAAAAAGTTATTATGGACATTATAAAAGCATTAAAATATTTTCCCATTATTTTTTATATTTAAATTATATAATTTTATTAATTAATAATTAAAAAGGAGGCTCAATTGGTTTCGGTTGGTATTCTATCTGCTCTAAGTCTTTTACCCACATAAAGTCAGGGTTTACGCAATCATGCATCTCCTCAATAGATATAACCCAATTATCATTAATGTCTTGTATTGGGTTAAAAAAACTGTCTGTTTCATACCACTGTCCTACTAATTGTTCTTTTTGTGTTTCTGTTAAAAGCCCTACTAATATCATGTTATTTATTTTTAAACTATTTGCCTATTTAAAGTGGTTTGGAAGGTTTGCAAAGCTGTATACATATTAGCAGCTTCTGTGTCGGTTAATCCATCACCTAATGATGCAAATGCACATTCTTTTGAGGAAACTAAAACGGGTGTTCCATCATTTCTGGCTGCTAAGTAAATTGAACTATTTGGGGTGTTAGTTGAATTATTGGTCAAAGTTTGTATTTTAACTCCTTTGTGAAAATAATTAATTGTAGTGTTGTTTAATCTTTGACCTAATAAAAACCCATTTGTTGGTATTATAGCACCATAAGGTATATTAACAAAACTACCATTAATTCCTTGAGTGCTACTATTAGCGTAAGTATATAATAACCATTGAGAGTTGCCATCAAAAGCCCCAATTTCAACTTGAAGTCCTGATGTACCCAAATTTGTTCTAGAATAATATGATAAATGTGCGGAATTTAATTGACCACTATTTCGTGGATTATAATATGTATTAGCAAAAGCATTTACTCCATTTGGCAAAGCACCATTAGCTGAATGTGTCCATCCTCCATTAAATTGCAATCTAAACGCTGCATCTAAATCTCGTGGGTCTTTTAAATTGAACTTGTGAGTAGATGCCGTACCTCCTACCATAGGATATATAGCTTTCATTTTAGACCATATATTATCAGTTTTCATTTGAACTACTAAAGTATTAATAGCTCCTGAAATAGTAGCATTTGTTATACTAGCAGCCGTTAAAAAAGCTTGAGCATCTGGATCAATAGAAAAAGGTTTTGGCATTAAAGATATTATAGTTCGATAGCTCATATTATGCTTGTGTAGTTACTCCAATTATATCAAATGTATCATCTGTTGAGTTGTAAACAATACCTAAATAAGTAGTTTTATTTGCAACCGTTGTAATTGGCAAAGTTACTCCTATAGCTCTATATTTTGTATCGTATGCTATTGACCTTGGAGTTCCATTGTCTTTTATTCTTATTACTAAGTCTTTACCTTGTACCCATGTTCCTGTAGGATTTGCTAGTGTTAATCCTGCAGCCTGAGCTGTTATAACTACTAAGTCATTTCCGAATACAGGCGTTACTGTTGCAGAACTTACAAAAAACTGAACACTAGGAGTAGATACAAATCTAGCCCACACCGCAGCTCCTGTACTTGCATCAGAACATACATAAGTAGTATTATCATCTAGTGTCCATAAAGACCCTATTCCATATCCTTTTGTAACATCATCATTTACTGTTGGAGCAGTTATGAAATTATATAGTGATTGTCTAATTCCAGTACCATTACCATCCATTACATAAAGTCTCCCAGCTTCCCACTTTAATTCATAGCCAACCGCACAAATTTGAGCTATACCTTTTGCACCTCCAAGTGATGCATCTATAGTTCCCTCTCTTAATCGTGAGCTATTCGCAAAATATAATCCTTGAGTAGCGTCAAAAACTATATCATTAGCTCCAGATGTATTGCCTACTACTAAAACACTTGATAAGTTTTGACTACCTCCACCACCTGCAGTAACCCAATCTCCCCGTTGATTTAAAACTAAACCTGCATTACCTCCACTAGAAATACCTAAACAATTTTTAATTATACAACAAAAGTTAGCACAACTGCTGTATAATAAATTGTATAGTTTGGTACCTGCTTTGTACCCAAACATTGTTAAAATATCTGCTCTACTTAATCTGCTCATTTATTTAACTTTTTTAATATGTTTTATTTAATATAAATATATCACTATAAATATTATTACCTGCATTATTGGAACCCCATTGTACAGTTACATCTAATGTATTGTTTATTGTAGTGTTAAATGTAGTATTATTGACCACGTTAAATGCAAAGCCTTGAGTTGATGCATTAGAAGTTTTAATATAATGAAATGAGCCAAGTGAAACTATAGATGCTACAGTTGCACCGCCTATTTGTCTAATGGTAAAATCTATGTTTAAACTCCAGACATCATTTATAATTGAGTTTGTCAAAGCCTGTACACCACTATCTAATAGTATAGTTCCATTTGTTTTTACTCTTATTCTTATAGTTTGGTTATTAGCAGCATTCATAACCCCTCCAAATACTGCTCTAAAACTATCGCCAACTTGAAATCCATTTGCAGGTACACTTAAAGTACCCACACCTCCGTTAATTAAAGAACTTTCTACTGTTGTTCCTGAAATTATTGTACTATTACCAGTTTGAGCAAATAATCCTGGCATACCTACAGGTCCTGGGACACCTTGTATCCCTTGAATACCTTGAGGTCCTTGAGGACCAACAAATGAATATGTGTTCCAATAAACCCCTAAAGAAGAAGGAGGAATTAATGCATCATTGTTAGCTATACAAATATAATAATTGCCAAGATAGTTTACAATATCTCCTATTAAATATTGATTTGGACTTATTCTTGTTGGGTCCCATTCAAATCCTGAAAGTCCTTGAGGACCTTGCACACCCTGTATTCCCTGTAAACCCTGTATTCCTTGAATACCCTGAATCCCTTGAACACCTTGTAAACCTTGAGGTCCTTGCAAATCTCCTACATCATCCCAAGTATTAGTTATTGTATGCCATACATATAAAGAACCATCAGATTCTATAATCCAAGCTTCTCCAGGGTTTCCTGGACTTCCTCCAGGTCCTGCTAAAAATGAAGCAAGATCAGGATAAGAACCTAATACTGTTAATGCTGCACCTACTGGACCTTGAATCCCTTGAATACCTTGGATACCTTGTGGTCCCTGCGGACCCTGGGGTCCTTGAGGTCCTGTTGAAGCACTCCATTCTCCTTGTTGATTTAAATACAATGTTGGACTTCCTAAAGAACTAATTCCAAGACAGTCTTTTACCATGCAACAAAAATTAGCACAACTACTATATAGTAAGTTATATAACTTTCTTCCTGCTTTATACCCAAAAAGGTCTATAATTTTTTGCTTAGTCATTATTTATTTATTATTAGCATTGTCCAACCCATTGAATAGGAATAGCTTGTATATGAACAGGTTGAACACTTATAGATTGAACACTAGAATTTATAGTACTTCCTGTAAATGACCCTGTAGCACTTCCTGTAAATGTATGAGAATGTAATCCTGAATATCCAATTGTTCCATATTGGGACCCCCCACAATCAGTTCCAGGATCTACTCCTGAACCATTTGCACAACAAGGGTCTTCACCAGAATTTTCAAACCAATCAGGACAATTTGTTAAAGGTCCTTCATTAAAAGCATGTCTAATCCTATGAGTATGTTTTCCTGACTCATTAGTAGTACCTGTTACAGTAAAATTAGCATTGGTAGTAAAAGATACTGGAGGAATATTGGTATCATCTAATAGAACTGTATTACTACCGCTTGGGGTTGTAATTGCACTAGGACCATACTTTATAAATCGGTTTAAAGCATTTATAGTGCCATTATTTCCATTTGCAATTGCCCATCCCGCCATTGGCGTATTAGGTAGCCCTAAACCTGATGGAGAAAAATCTGTAAGTAATCCAAAATAAGGAAGAATAGTTTTTGGTGGAACTAATCCACTTACGTTAAAAGTCTTTGAACTAGGGGTTTCAGTTAAAGTAACTCTAGTGGGGTCACAAGCAGTTACAGTAACAGGCTTTGTTAAATTTAAATTATCTACTTGAATTTGTAAAGCAGTTAATTGAGTATTTAATGTTTGCAACTGAGTACAATAAGCAGACTCAGTGTCTAAAATACTTTGTAGTACTGTTAATAAAGAAGTTTTAGTTAAATTAATACAAGGACTATTTTCTACTAAACTTGACATATCTAATTGACTTTGGATTACTCCAATACAATTATCAAACTTAGCAATTACAGATGTAAGTAATTCTCCATTAGTAATGGTATTCCCATTACAAATAACTAAATCTGGTCCTGAATATTGAATTAATCCAGTATTGCTTTCTAAAGGGTTACAGTCTACACACATATTTTTTGTTTAATTAATTAAAAAGTACAGAAAGTAGTATTGTTAAAATTACTTAGAGCCAAATTAGTAACAGTAATTGTACTTGTTTTTATAGAGTTATCAAAAGCGTCATTTGGGTCTACTTTACAAGGGGTATTGGCTTCCAATACCACTATCTCTAAATCAACTGTTGAATCAATAGTTGGATTAGCCACTGTTTTAGTATGATAAGTTCCTCCAGGATTTTTATCTACATTTATATACCATAATCCTTGGGAACCATTATAAGTAGCCCAAACACTATTTGGAGTATTTGACCCCCAAGTTAAAGGCTCATTTGAACCAACTACAGTTATAGATTGGATTGTCTTTAATGCTTGCCATCTAATATTAGAACCTGTCTGACTAACAAGACAACTGTCTGAAAAAACTACAGGTGTTGCAAAGTATGTAGTTAAATCTTTGTAGCATCCTACATATCCAGTTCCAGTGCTTCCATTTAAAAATGTGTCACCTCCACCATTTTGGGCACCTTGCCATAAATAAATTTGATTTGTTGCTCCACCTGTATTACTACAACCTGTCGTATTGCTATATCTTCTAAAATTGTCTGCAAAAAAATACTCAGTATATAACGAGAAAGGAAAAGGTGTACTATCTGAACATTTTTGAACCTCTATATTAACTCCCCCTAGTCCAGAAGATTTAGCTTGTAAAACATTTGTAGGGTCTTTATCTACAACCATTGCCCATCCATTTAATGTTTGGCTATAAGTATTTCCTCCAAAATTAGAGGGATATGCATTTGAAAAAGTAGCGTTGTTTAAATATACAAAAGATACATTAGCAGTATTTGTTCCTACAACTTTTACAGAATGTATTTTAGAATAATATTCTGTTTTAGTTGCCCCTCCCCCAGGATTGTAAACTTCATTACATCCACAATGAAATTTAATAGGGATTACCCATTGAGTCGTAGAAAAACTTAACATATCTTCTGGACCAACCTCATAAGAAATATAAGGATCAGCACTTGGATAATAAGAAGTAATTTCTGCAGGACACCCACAACAAGTTTTATCAAATTCTGTAAGAGCTTCTAAACCCTTATTTATACATTTTTCTGCCATATTTTTTATTTTTTAGTCGCAATCATTCCAACAGATTCTTAAATTTATAGTTGAATTAGGGTTAATGTCCGCACAGGTTTTATCTACTGTTAAGTACCAAATTCCATCTCTAACTACGGTAGTATAAGTACAACCCGTAGATGATAGTACTGTTATAGAACTAACTTTTAATACTTTACCTGCACAAGTGAACACGTTTGGAATAACTGCTTCATACTTACTTAATGCAGGATTAGTTTCAGACCAACATAAATCATTTATATTTATACTATAATCGGCTTCATTAATATCATCACAATCAACACATGGTCCGCATTCTGCAATATCACAAGGGATTGTTAATGTACTATAAAACAAAGTTGGGTCTCCATTACAATCATCTATGTTTGAAGTTAATTGTAGTTCAATGTCACAAATTTCTGAAATTTCATTAGTTGAAAATTCTATTCTATATCCACCACCAAAAGTAGACACTGTTCCTATTTGAACTCCATTTTTTATTACAGATGCTACAACGCTACTAGTGTTTGTCCAACCTGGACAATTTATTGTATAGTTAGCTAGTATGGTGATACCCTCTGTTTTCTCATAACAATCTGCTATTGTTACAGTAAAAGCATTTTCTTCTGGACAATCTGCACAACACTCATTTATGTCATTTTTTCCAAAAGTTCCTGAATAATTTTTAGAAACTCCGCAAACTGTATACCCAAATATTACACTAATCATGCCTACTGGCCAAGAACTTTCAGATGAAAGAATATGCCACTTATTGTTTATTTTTACAAATTTTAGTATATTTGAGGTACCCAATGTATTATCAGTGACTACTGCTCCTTCAAAATCAATATTATTTACATTTACACAACCATTAGATGTAATAGTAACTTCTACTGCACCACCAACTATACCTTCATCTGAATAAGGAATATAGCAGTCTGCAAATGTAATATTTAAATCTAGTTCGCAATCTTCACAACACAATGGTATATCACAAGGAAAATCTTCAGTTAATTCTATAGTTTTTACTACTCCACATTCGTTATAGTCTACAGTATAATTTATTTCTAAATTTTCAGAAGGTGAAGGAGGTATTTGACCCATTCCAGAAATAGCATCTAGAGGAGCAGCAGGAGGAACAGTTCCTCTGATATTTATGTTAGTTATATCTCTGTTGTATAAGTAATTAAATGTAGTAGCATCATACACTAATACATTTCCAAAATCTTCGGCAACATATATCTTTCCATCTAATACTGCTATTCCTGGAGGACTCACAGCATTTATAGAGAATGATAAGGGTGAACTTGAAGCTACAAGAGCCTTTGTAATATAATTAAATTTTCTTATTATAAATACAGGATTACTAGTAAAATTGCCCTGTAACATGTAAACATGTGTACCATCAAATGCAATATCATTTACACAACTATCAACTCCATAAAGAGCAGTTATATCTGAAAATAAAGTATAAGTTAAAGTTGAGAAATCGTATTCTCTAATCTCATATTCTGTTGCAGGAAGAAATCCTCCAGGCTGCATTCCTTGAACCCAATCTACTAATACTAAATCATCGCTTACTGCTTCTAAAGAAACATAAAACCCATCTTCATAGTCTGCTCCAGAAGGTTCTGCTATCATTGTAAAGTTAGATAAAACTAACGCATTCCAATCAATATCATATCTGCCTACAAATGAATAATTCATAGGAAATGTTCCTGTAGGGTCTGGTGCTGTAAACCAATTTAGGAAGAAAATCTTATTTGCCGTTACTGCTATATCCCCATCTCCTGTGTTTAAAGGCACTGTAATGCTTCCCAATGTAGGGTGATTGTAAACTACACTAGGAGGAAATGTAAGTTTAAACGTAGCATCTCCTGTATTTACGTTATATTCATATATTTCTCTGGCAAATGACTTTCCAAAATATATCTTCCCATCATTTCCACAATTTAAAGCTTTAAAAGCATTTATATCTTTTACTTTTAAATTCCAATCATTATTTGTATCTTTTACTATAGAAATATCAGGACTAGATATGTAAATATTAGTTAAGTAATTATTGTAATTAGGAAGTCCTACACAAGAAAAATCAGGGGTTATTTTTAATAAATAATCATCATTACCTATGTAAACCCAACAAGGAGCATATTCTATAGATAAAGTGGGGTTTAAACATGATTCACAATAACTTATATCCTTTTGTATTTCAAAATTACAACCTTTTCCATCTACTATTTTTAAACTAACCTCAAAGTCTGAAACAATATTTCCATTAATCCAATCAAGAAATAATACAGGGTCTGTTACAGTTTTACCACTAGGCAAAGTAAATTTTGTAGGATCAAAAGTCCAATTATATGTAATAGTTCCAAAACTATTAAATATAACTGGAGTTATTTTAATTCCAGTAGGAGTTGCCTCTATGGTAAGAGCGTTAATAAATAATTTACATAAATTATTTACAGTGTCTTCACATATAGTATCGTATTTTGACACACAAATTATCTCTTTAGTATTACAATTTAAACTATTTATATAGTTTTGTATAATAACAGACTCTAATTCTTGAGAGTCAGGTCCAATATGGTCAATAAAATTAATTACCAGTTGTGGTAATGAGCACTTAATTACATCCACTGCAACAAGATTTAGAATTTAATTTATCTATTATAATAGGGTTATTTAAATATGCAACTATTCTTTCGTATAATTCACACATTTCTGCACAATTACAACCTCCGCAATTTCCAGAAGTAGTTAGGGCTAAATAATATAGATACATGTTTTTATTTAATGTATCATCTTCTAAGGCATCTTCTAATAATGAGGCTATTTTACATTTAATAGTACAATCAGCAAAAAAACACTGAGTTTCTTCTATAGTTGAGCCATCTACTAATGTATATATAAGTTTAATTCTATAAACCCCATCTATAAAGTTTACAAGATTAAAAGATGCTGGTCGTAAGTATAAATAATCTAACCCATAAAACCAATTTCCTTGGCTATTAAAGTTAAATAAAAATATCTCAATAGTTGTAGACATATTAAAACTAATAGGAACTATACCTGTAGGTAATCCTGTTATTCTAAGTTCATTGCCCACAAGTACAACACTTAACCCTACAGTACTTAATCCATTGTTTATCAACAAATCAGTTATTGCAGTTAAGTAATCTCCTACTGTAGCAGTAGCCATATCTATATTTAAGTTATCTATAGAAAATTCTTGGCCAGTTATTATATGTTTAAAAATAATTTCATCTAAAACATCACTTTTAGCAATATTCTGAGACAAATCTATTGACCAATAATTAAAATGAGTGTATTGCAATTCCTTTTTAATAGGGGTGTCTCCACAATTAATATTATACTCTAACTCTACTTTTGTAAACTCAGAAGGCATTAATAACAAATTTTCCTTTAATCTTTGAATTGTAGGAGAATCTAATTTAAGGTACTGGCAATTATAGTTTTCTACTGTTAACATTTTTATATTTTTTTTATATATCCAATAAATTCTATTGGAAAGTTATTTATATGTTTAATAATATTAAATAGTTTCTATCAGTCTTTTTAGTTTTAATTCATCTAAACACTGTAGACAATATTTATCTATTTCTTGATACTCAATACATTCCTCTATTTCTTCTTCAAGATATTTAGAAGATAGTATTTGTTTTTTACTGTAATCAACTGCAAATGCAAAGAAAGAAAATAATTTTTTATTTTCTAAATATATTTTTACATTTTCTATATCAGCAAGAGTATTGACAGGCACTGGTACAAAAAAAGACCCTACCCAAACTCCATTTGGTTGTGGAAGTGGGGGAAAATCCCACACAAAACTTTTATCAGTTTTAATAATTTTTTTTATTTTCTTTACAAGTATTTCAGCTTTAGTTCCTATTATTCTAATTAAAGTCTTTGTAATTGTATAATCTTCAGTCTCTTCTAAGCAATAAAAGTTCTTATCTAATTTTACTCTAATAAAATTGTTTTCTAAAAGTTGCTTAGTATAAATTAATTTTTGTAATTTATCTTTACAAGTCTTATACCCATAAGTTTCTGATCTACAAAAAGATTGCACTAACTTTGAAATTTCAGCATCTAATTTACACAATAAATCTTTATAAGTACTTAAAGTCATATATTTAGTTATTTACAACCACAATCAATATTTAATACTCCTAATTTATACTGAAGACATTCGTGTATTTCCGTGGCAGTTTCTTTTTTACATAGACTTGCAGAAGATTTTAATCCTTCTCTATATAACTTTAAAGTTTCAATATCTTTAGTTTCTTGTCTTAATTTACCTGTACAATCTTGTTCATTACAACATTTGTTTTGTAAAAATTCCAAGGTTTTCTTATCAATAGTACAATCTAATTGACAAGTATTATAATAACAAAAAGTTTCGCTACTAGTTACTATAGGACTACTATTATTTAGTTGTTGTGTTACCACTAACTCAATAGTATAATAACCTTCTAATATATCCTGTAAAAGTGCGTTTAAATCAGTTTGTTGGCCTAAATTTTTAGCATTTAAAGTAAGTTGTCCTTCAAAAGGAATTGATAGTTGTATAGTTTCAGTTTGACCTGGATTTAATACTTTAATATAAGTTGTTTTAACTGCACCTAATGTTAAATCATACTCTGAAGTATTATTAACATAAATATATTTGCAACTATGTTGACTAAATTCTAAATTTAAATTCATTTTATTGTGCTTTAAAGCTTTCGTATAAGTTTAATATTTCCTCT